CCGCTTGAAATGCCAGTGCAGCCCCTGCCCGATCTGGCTGGCCCCGTTGTCGTGGATCATGCTGGGGGTGTACAGGGGAACCAGCACCTCATTGCAGAGGGTCTTGTGGATCTGCCGGTCAGTGATGTGAGGGGCGTCGATGGGCCGCACCTTGCCCCGTTCGCACAACGTGAAATGGACACATTTCTTCGGTTTCCATCTTCCCTCCAGGACTTCCCGCCGCCGGCGGGCGGTGCCGGAAAAGAGGTGTAACTCGAAGTTCTGGGTGCTCTGCTTCCAGCGGACACCGTTGCAGCACTTCCGCCCATAAAAGAACATTTTCCGATAGCTGAACACCTCGCTCAGAGGGCCGAGGGCGGCGCACCGCTCCTCACGCTTTTTCTGCCGCTTGGCTTTGCGGCGTTGGTACCGGGCCTCCCGGCGTTCCTGACTGTTCATAAAAAGTTTTTTCTCCCTCCGTACAGTTGTCTTGTAGGGTGCCGTCTAAATCTGCGTTGTCCTAATACACATGAAACGGGAGCTGGCACGTTCTCCCGCCATGCAAGAAGCGTCCGTGTAAGGACATCAGAGGGAAGTTTTAGGGATTGGTTACCCAGGGAAGTACCTCTCCTTTTACGTCGGTCGTCTTTCACTTTCGCTACTCCATTTGACCGCGTATTTACGTAAAATCCGGCCAGCAGCCCCCCGCAATTGTTTGCATTGTAATTGTTGACAGAGCCGCCGGAGCCCAGCGCCGAGAAGTTATTGTTGTTATTGTAATTAGGGGAGCGGAGAGGGCCCCACACAGCTGCGGGATAAATTATCAGAAGTACACCCAACGCGCAGTCAGGATTTTAGCATTTTCTCAATGCTGTCAATTTGGCCCTTTAGGAGATTATCCTCATGGTCGATAAGATCCCCCAAACTCTGAGACATTTTATCAAGCTTTTCTATCGCCTCCTTTGAACTGACTGTTTTCCCGTTCGCCGTAGTAAAACAGCCTTCCGGGTTCTGATTCATGACCAGGTAGCAATGAGTCAGTCGCACATCCAGTGCTTTGAGTGAGGCCATGGCCTCCAATAAATGCGCCCTGCGCAGTCGTGCGCGCTGAGGCACCACAACCCGCTTTCCATCCATGGGAAAGATGCTGTTAGCCTTTTCGGAATGGTCAACAATCTCCCCCGCAAGCTTCGCCACCGGCTCTGCCAGCAACCGAGAATATCGTGCGGACATTCTTGTCAGAAAGCTTAACGTCTCCACATATATTTGATTTGCCGTGTTGACAAACTCCGCTTTGCTGACAATGCGCTTGTTAGCGAGTACCGACATAATTCTACCTCTTTCGCCATTCTGGATATGGGCCAGTATAACACAAAAGCACAAAATAGCAAAGGGGCAAAATTTCAAAAATCGCGTCGGGCGCTTACGCGCCCTCCATGTTCCGGCCCTTCGGGCCGGTTTTTGTCGGCCCCAGTGGGCCGCCCCCTTCCGGGGGCGGGATAGGGGCGGGATACTCTGCGGAGGATTAGGTAGAAAAGCCGGCCAGCAGCCCCCCGCAACGGTTGGCAGTGTCAATGTAGACAGAGCCGCCGGAGCCCAGCGCCGAGAAGGGAGTGTTGTTAGAGTAACGAGGGGAGCGGAGAGGGCCCCACACAGCTGTAGTCCGTGCGTCGTGTTTAAACACCTGCTTGCTGTTACCTGCTTTGAAGTAGTCGTACTGCACCTGGTAGTTCTTCTCATAGCTGTTGGCGTAGGTACGGTTTCCACCGTAGACCTCATGCTCCGCCAACAGGAAGAAATAATCCACGGAGGCGGTCACGTTCCCGGCGGTGTCACCGCTGGCGTTGCCCACGTTGTCCGTGTACTTAGTAACGGTCTTCATCACCTTTCGGACCGCCTGCGGCATGGCCGCCATGAGCGTGTTGGCCACGGGACTGTTCACAATGTCATAGCTGGACGGGTCATACCCTACACGGCCCGCCTGCGCAGCGCTGCCGTAGCCGCTGGGGGCCCTGTTGGTGCTGCCCAGGATGTCATAGCGGAGATCGCACCCCTTCCAGCCGCCCCGGTTGTAGTTCCCCCAGTGGTTCATGTTGAACCGCTTATTGCCGTCAGTGTAGTTGCTGTTATAGCCGCTGTCACACAGAGCGATCAGGGTGCCACCGATTTTCCCGATGGCCCAATGGATACGGTTGCTGCCCTCCCTGGAGGCGTTGTGGTTGATGCCCAGGATAAAGGCGTCCACCTGTAGGTTGTTCAGCGCCAGCGTCCCCACCGTGCCGTTGAGCGTGATGCTCTTGGTATCGCCGGGGGCGAAGTAGCTGGCAGCCGTTCCCGCGTCAGAAATGGCCTTGATGTCATCCCAGGAAGAATTGGACACCGTTGGTTTGACGGCGGTAATGCTCACCGTCTTGTTTTCCGGGGCGTTATGATTGGTGCCAGCGGCAACTTTGATTGTAATCGCAGCCGATCCAACGGCCTCTCCTGTCACCGTCACATTGGTGTCGCTGACAGACACCGTGGCAACGCTGGTGTTGCTGGACGTCGCAGAAATAGCACCATCACCCGCCCGCGTTACAGCAATCACCCCGGAAGTGCCGACGTTCAACGGCAGGCTGGTCTTGTTAAGGGACAGGCTACCCGCCGCCTTGGCAATGCTCCACGAAACCGTCTTGGCGGTAGTCGTACCGTCCGGCCACTGGAAGTTGGCCCCCGGCGTGAAGCTGGCACTGTAGGTCCCTGCATTGGTCGCTTTACTGGTGCCACCGATGGTCATCTTGCTGGTGTCGTAGCCGTTGAACTGCCCCGTCAGCTCGCTCCCTGTGTACGTCTGGCCCCCCTTCGCGGTGGGGACGCTGACAACCGCCCGCTGGATCGTCCACTGAATCGTCTTTGCCGTGGTGGTGCCGTCCGGCCACTTGAAACCCTCTTTGGGTGTGACTGTGGCCTCGTAGGTTCCCACGTTCGTCCCGCTGGTGGTTCCGCCCAGCGTGAGCTTGGATGTGTCCAGCCCGTTCCATGAGGGGCTTTGTACGGCCCCCGTGTAGTAAAGCGCACCGTTCTGCGTAGGAACGATATTGATGGTGCTGTTGAGATCGGTGATGGCTTTTGCGGCATCCTCTGCCGCTTTTTGCGCATTCTCCGCAGCTGTTTTTGCCGTGCCTGCATCCCGCTTGGCCGCGTTTGCGGCATCGAGAGCGTCGGCGGCGGCCTGCCTGATCTCACCGATGGTGCCCTCGTTGGTGGTGGCTTTTTCCAGCGCCTCGTCCGCCGTGGACTTCGCGGCGTTGGCGTTGGTATCCGCAGCATTCGCCCTCTCCAGAGCAGCGTTCGCCGTAGACTGTGCGCTGTTGGCAATATCCTGCACACCTTCTGCGGCAACTTTGGCGGCGTTCGCAATGTCAGAGACATCCCTCAGCTCTTTCGCGGTGACACCAGGGACATTCACAGTTCCAAATGCCATTGATTTTACTCCTTTCCTTGTTCAATCCAGTATTCCGCCGCAATAGCGGCACTGGGCACACTGGCGGCCCGCAGGCGTACCTTGCCCTCCATGGACTCGCAGGTCGGGCACAGACCGCACTCAACCGCCGCATCAAGCCCGGCGGGGGCAAGTGTTATCTCCACCCGATCCGTGGCTGTCACGCCGGTCACCGGCATATCGTAATAGTTCGGATAGTTCTCTGTCTCATCCTTCTCCCAGCCGGTTGCAGGAATGGTGCATGAAGTCCCCTTCGGCTTGTCCTGCTTTCCCGCAATGTCCTTCGCAGTCAGCTCGGAGAGCCTTGCGAAGTCTTCTCCAAGACCAGAGACGGCGGACTTATTCTCGTCCGCCGCCCCCTTCAACCGAGCGAGAGAGGAAAGCAGAGCGGCCCACGACTGGGGGTCGAACGCTTTCCACTTCCACATGGATATTACCTCCCACTTACTCGCCCTGGGCCTCGTCTGCGAACAGCGCAAGGATCTCGGCCTCAGTTGCCGTGGTGATGTCCTCGGCCTTCACATAGCCGGACAGATCCACAAAGCCGGCCAGAACATCGTACTTGTACTCCTCCCCAGACTGTACGACGACCACGTTGGTCCCGGCGGGGTGCTTCTTACCCGCACCCTCAACGAAGCTGTCAGTTGTGGTGAACTTGTCGGTCACGTTGACAACCAGTCCCAGATTGACCTCGGTCAGCTCAGGCAGATCAGCAAAGGCCGCGCTGCCGCCGGCCTTGTAGGTGCTGGACACCTTGGCGTTGATGGCGGCGGTGACCTGCTCCTCGGTCTGATACTTGGCATCGTTGGTCAGGGCGGAGACGGCGGTAGGGATAGCGTCCTTGCGGGCGTACTTGGCCTTCATCTGGTCAGAGAAAGTGGTCAGGTTTTCCAGGGAGATGTTTTTCGTCTTAGCAGTAGTCTCAGGCATTTTTATTCCTCCTAAAATGTCGTTCAAGAAAAGTGGAGGAGCGCACGACATCTCGGCCTGTCGTGCGCTCCTTGCTGGTCTTACTCGCCGGTGGTTTCGCCGCCGCTGGGCTCCGGCTCCTTGAACAGGGCCAGAACCTCCTCGGTGGTGGCGTAGGTAACGCCGGCGGCCTCGATGTTCTGGATCTGCTCCTTGACCTTGGCAACCTCGGCCTTGGTGGCGATGAGGGGCGCGGCCGCCTGCAGGGCGTCCAGGGTCACGGCCTTCTGGGTAGTGTTCTCAGACATGGTTTTTGCTCCTTTCTAAATAATTTTTATTCCTGGCCTTTGTCGGCCTTGGAACCATTGAAAAGCTCCGACACCTCAGCACTGCCGGCGGTGTCGAGGGAAATGTTGCCCCTCCCATCAATCTGCAGGCCAGAGCCAGGCTTGACCATCACGCCGCCCAAGGTTGTTCCATCTGCCGCAGGAAGCGAGTAGGACGGGCCAGGAGCGGGAGACGGGCCGCTATACTGCGAGGCGTCCAGGAGCGTAAGGCGGGCACGGAGGGGCGTAGCGGGGGCCTCCTTTGCGTAGAGCCGAAGGGTGCCGTCCATCGTCTGTGTGGCAGGGCACAATCCGCAGTCCCCGGCCGCTTGCAGGGACTCAGGCAGGATGGTGAGCATTGGGGTAAGAGTCGCTGTAATGGCCTCGCTGACGATATCGATATGGATGGGGAACAGCCCGTCGGTGTCGTTACCTGCCTCCCAGCCAACGGTCGGGATGGTGATTTCCTCGCGGCTGTGAACATCTCCCAGCAGGATGACACTCACGCTGATTTCCTCGGCCGGAATGCTCTCGGCATAGACGCGCAAGGCCCCAGAGAGAGTGCTGGCAGTGGTACACAAGGCGCAGCCATTCGCCACACCAATAGATGAGGGCAGGACCGACAGCATCGGGACCATATCCTCCTCCACCTTCGCGTGGGCGATGTCCCGACGGTAGGCATACACCCCGCCAGTCTCGTCGTCAGGCTCCCAGCCTTCCGCAGGGATGGTCAACTCGATACGCTCCGCACGGACCACGCCGCCCCCCAGCTTATCCTGCAGAGCTTTCACGGCTTGCCGGATGTCCTGGTGGGTCTCTGCATCGCGGCCATGCTCGGTGATGAGCTGCTGCACGGACTCCAGCGTAACCAAGGCGTCAGGGTCGATAGTGGCCGACACGTTGTCCACATCCCCAACGGCGGCGATGATGTCGAAATGAGCCAGCTTGCCCACGATGGAGCTTGCCGGGCGAATCCACTCCGGCTCGTTCTCCAGGCACAGGGCCGTGAACGGGACCTCGCCCTCGTCCGGGTCCTCAGCGTAGAGGATCAGCCAAGTGCAGTAGAATCCGTTCTCCACATGAACGCTGTTGATCTGGACCGACACCTGACACTCACCGTCAACCGGGTTTGTGACGGAGCTTATCATAGCGTCCATGACATACTCAGGCGGTTCCGTGAGGGTCTTGGGCGTCAGGTCTTCCGGCATCGCCCCCTTGCCAGCTGCCACGCGAGTGTAGTGCATCCGGCACCGGCCCGCGAGGACTTTGGCAATGAGGGCAATACCTTTGAGGCTGCCATAGCAGCCATCTTCAATTTTTGGCACAGGTACTCCTCCTTTTAGTCAATTCGCTTTGGTTTGATGTGGCTGTGCATATAGGCCCCGCCCCGCCCACTCCTGCGGCCCACAGAGGCCATGTGGGTATCGGGTAGTGCTCCGGTAAGGGTGGGCGGAAGAAGGCTGCTGTGCGCCACGGAAACGGGCTTGTGGAATGCCTTATCCTTGCCGACCGGGGAGGCCGAGATAGCCGCCTGTTGAACCGCAGCGTGGCCGACCGAGAACCCGGTCCTCGCGGTTCGATCCTCCCCGATTGGTGTATAGGAAAAATCCGTTGCCACAGATCCGCCGTGCGCAACAGCCATATCCCAGATGAGTTCCCGGTCTTTTCCGATGGGGAGGTACTTGTAGAACGTCCCGATGGCTCCGCCGTGGGAAATGGGCATGTCAAAGCGGTAGGTGCGGTATGTCCTCACATATAGCCGCATACCTACGCCGGCGGCGACAATGCGCTTGATTGCCCAGGCGATAGGCTCGATCAGGTCTTGCCGCTCCTGCGTCAGGAGCAGCCAGTCCACATAGAGGGCAATCTTGGCCGGGAACACGTCCTCGAACTCAACATCGTGGTTCTCGACGCCCAGTAGGTCAGCGGCGGCCCTGATGACTGTATCGGTATCGCCGCCGGATAGCTGGGACAGAATCTTGACCCGGATTGCGAGGCGGTACAGCGCATCGCTCTCGCTGAACCGCTGAACACCCCAGTTGGCCCCATACCTGTCCAGGACAGCGCCCCTCGCCGCCTCCAGGTCATCCCATTGCTTTACCAGCTCCGCGTTTTCCTGGACGATGTCCAGGCCCCAGGCGAACAGAGAGAACAGCTTGCCGATGTTCGTCTCCAGCGGTCGGCCCTGCTGGTGGTTATCGTAGTCCTTCCGGCTGTAGGCGCTGGTCAGCGCATACAGCATTTCAGATAGATAGTTCTTCACTCCACGATCACCATGCTTTCATCGGTGACGGCCTTCTCCCTGGCAGCAACCTCGATGTTCTTCCAGCTGAAGTGCTCACCATCGGAGCTGATCTGGAGGTCGAAGTCCACCACCCCCGGCACCTTCAGAACAATCGTGGGCAGGGTCACGTTGATAACGTCCTGCCCTATGTTCAGTCCGCCGCGAGTGTTCACGCCAATGTGCTGGATGATGGCCTGTTTGATCCGCTCGATGCCGTCCAGGGGGAACTTGCTGTCCGTTACGAGGTTGAACACCTTCACCCATATGCCGACGGGGGTCGGGCGGCTGAAATGGACATCGTAAAGCCTCCCGTCAGCCTTGACCACGGAGACCGTTGTGTTTCCGTAGGTCTGGATGCCTGCGGCCTTCCGGCGGTAGATGGCTTTCGCCACGTCCTCGTCCAATCCTCCGTATGCAACGATCTCAACAGAGTGAGGGGGCAGCCCGGTCTTGCTCTCAAAGTCGGTGTCGTTCTCCTCCCCGGCGACTGCGATGACTGCCTCAACGCTCTCGTAAATCTCCGCGATAATGGCGTCGATGTTCACGCCGCCGGCGAAGTCCACCGATTTGTAGTACCGTTCCCGGAACTCGGCGGGGGTTTCTGTGTTTCTGCCGCCTTCAAAGGCTTTCTCGTTTGTCACAGACCTGATGCCGAGTTTCGGATTTGAAATGTTCTTTATCGTTCCCTCGGCGGAATTGCCGTCAGGCCCAGCGACCGCCGCCGACGCCGGGAGGGTCACGCTGCCGCCTGTGATCACTCCGGCTCTGAGCGTGACATACTGCACCCCGGCTGTGGTCTCGGCAAGAAAGCCCGCCGGGACCTCCACATTGTCGTCGCCGTAAAATGTCAGGTAGCCCATGGCTTTCTGCGCTCCCAGGAGCCGTATACCGATCATCCGGCCAAGGTGGAGGAGGCTGGCGCCAACCGCAGTGTCAACGAACCGGCTGTTGTACACATCCTCCAGAGTAGAGAACAGGAGGTTCAGCACCCAAGCGAAGATCCGCAGGAAGATTCCGAGCGGGGATCGGACGGTCAGGTTGGCCTTGGAGCCGAACAACTCACGGGCCTTGTACTCCAGGGCATCCAGCAGCTCCGCATAGGTCGGACGCCTAAAGCCAGCATCGGTCAGGCCCCACTCGTTCGGTTTCGCCATTACGCTGTCACCTCCAATTCGATGGTCTCGCCGCTGACGAGCGTGGCCGAAAACTCAGCCGTCACGCTCCGCCCGTCATATGAGACATTGAGTGTGTCTATCCGGGAAACCTCATCTTCCTGGAAGATGGCCTCTCGGACAATGTCTTGGATTTCGTTGATGTCTATCTCGTTCTGATTCGTGCCCATAATGCGCTCATAGTCGGTGCCATGTACCAGGTCGGCGAAGAACTCAGCCTTCCAGGTCAGGAGCGCGTGGCGCACGTTCTGGACGGTCGTATCAGCACCATAGATTTTCACGAAATTGCCGCCCCCATCGAAAACCAGATCGCGGGTCTCAGGGTCAATCAGCAAGGTCATGTCCTCATCCATATGGCCGCGCTCCTTTCTCCATCCGGGTTACGCTCCGAACTGCAAGCCCAGGTGGGCATACAACCCTCGCGTGAGCTGCTTTTCGATTTCATCCACATAGACGGTCACGGGCTTGCCGTTCACCCGGATTTCCCGCGTCTCCCGGAGGAGCGGCTGGGCCGCAGAGTCTGCCGCAGGCTGGGAGGCAGACATGGACAACGGAGGCTCAGGCAGAAAGCCAAGGGCCTCCATGCGCTTGTGGTCGCAGGTATCGACATACGGGCAGGACTGGCAGCCTGCCGCGAGTTTTGACAGTCCCATTGGGAAGTCTCCTTTCAGAACCGGCCACAGAGTTGCGCAGTGTCCCCAGGAAGGCGGGGATACGGCGCAAGGTGGGTAAGGGTTGGGCTAAAGATAAAAGCCGCTGTGGGCGGCTTAAAATCGCTTACAGGGGGGGCGGTCACCCGCCTATGATCACGTTGCCGCTGCCCTCCTGCACGGTGCCTCCGATTGAGACAGCATCGCCGACACGGGCGGCAGGGAGACCGTTGATGTCAACCTTGGAGCTCCCGGCGGCAATCATGTCCTGGTGGCCTGGATGAGTGACGCATCCATGCGTAGAATACTGATCCGTCCGGCGGCCTGCGCCCTTTCCGTTGATAATGACGTTCGGGCTGCAGCTTACCAGGGGAACGGGCGGGCAAGAATCGTGTCCGGTGCAGTTGTCGCCTTGTCTCGTTGCTGCTGGCATAGAGCACCTCCTAATTGAGATAAATCTTACCGCCGGTCTTGACCGTCATGTTTCCGTCCAGCGTGATGTTCATATCGGTGGATTTCATGTCAATCGTGGTGGCGGTGAACTCGGCGGTGGTGTCTTCGTTCTTCACGATCACCTTGTCCTTGGTGACGGCAACGTAAATCTTGCCGTCCTCGGTGGCAATGCAGATACTTTCGTCCGGCAGTCCCTTCACCGTGTAGCTCCCGGCCACCAGCGCCCCCACAAAGATGGCGTCGGTCGTGGCGTGGTTCCGCTCGGTCAGGGGCTTGGCCTCCTTACCCCCGGTCACGGTAGCGTCCATATCGTGATCCAGGTAGACCACAGTGCCGATGTCGCCCTCTTTTATCCAGGGGCGGAAGATAAAGCCACCGCAGTGCGTGAGGGCCACAGGCACCTTCAGGATAGGCGGCTGGCTTTCGTACTTGCCGTTCTCCAGGTGCTTGGAGAGCGGCTGGACGTTCACCGTCATCTTTGCGGGGTCAAAGGACATTACCTGCACCGTGGCGGCCACGCAGATGGACTCCCGGAGTTTGTCATCGTGAATCCGCTGGTAATTGTACTGGTTTACATCGGCCAGTCCCATGAGCAATCCCTCCTCAGTATGGCTTCAGCTCCATGGAGGTCTTCCAATCCCCGGTCCGGCCCCCTTTGTGGCTGCCCTTCACCACAATGAATCTGCCGTTCAAGTCGCTGGACTGGACCTTCACGACCTCGGCGGTGGCGATGCTGTAGTTGAGCAGGCAGGAGCGGGAGATGGTATCCTCTTTTCGATCCTCCCCGGTCTTCTGCGAGTTCAGGTCGGTCTCGACCTGGATGGCAACGGTTTCCTCGTCGGAGCGGAGGAGGCCGGTCGCCGGGGTGAGCGTGACGCCGTTATTGATACCGTCATCCGCCTTTGTGATGTAGACCTGCCCAGTGGTTCGGACTATGAACCGGCTCTTGCACTCATTCACCACGATCTCCGTGAGCACCTTCTTCAGATTCCCCCGGCAGACGCGGCCCCGCGGGTAGCTGGTGTCGATGGACAACTCACACCTGGCGACCTCCACCCCAAAGATGTTCAACAGGTCCCGGATGATCGCGGACGCCTTTACGTTCTCCGTGTAGGTCTTGTTGACGATCCGTCCCAGGATTTCCTCCGCACAGGGCTGGACGGTCAGGGTGGACGACCAATCCACATTGTTCTGCTTGTGCTTCAGTCCGACCACCTTGCCGACCAGGATGCAGCCGACGTTCCCCTGGTAGCCGGCGTTCAAGATCACGGGATCGTCTTTCTTGATGCCGTTGCGGGTATTAGCGGAGAGGTTTGTCACGGTCACGGTGGCCACTGGGGGCTCGTCGCTGTCCTCGAAGGGAATATTGAACGTGAAGTTCATTCCGTCCAGATCGTACTTGCTGTTCCCGATGACCAGTGTGGCCGCCCTGATCCAAAAGGCCATATCACTCCACCTTCCTTTCGTGGAGGTAGAGTTTCACATCCTTCCCGAAGTTCTCCCATGTGACCTCGGAGATGCTGTCGCCGGTAATGCAGGACGGGATGATGACCGGGATCGGGAACCGCTCATCCTCGACCACGTTGAACAGGGGACGGCCATAGCGGACGATCTCCCCGAAGGTGAGGACGTTTCCGTTCACATCGTATAGGTCAATCGTGAAGAACTTCCCGGTGGCGTTGTACTTGACCGTGAACGAGTAGGTGCGGTCAGTCAGCTTCACCGAAAAGGTGTATGGCACACGCGACACGTCGATGGCGATATACTGCACATCAGAGTTCAGGTCTATCAGCTGCAGGGCCATATTCGTTCCCCCCTTACACGGCGAGGCCGTCATAGGCCCCGGTCTGCCTCGTCAACGGAGCGGCACTGCTGGGCTGTGTGTACGCTGCACCATGCCGCTCCACGCTGGCCGAGCTTACCGACTGCAGGGACACCATCGTCAGGCCGGCGTTGGCTGTTTTCGCCAGCTGCTGGTCTTCAGCCTTTCCATCATCCTGGCTGGTCATTGGTAGCGCGCCATCCATCGGGACATACTCCGCGGAACTGATCTGTACCTGCTTTAGAGTCGCAGAGAAAGATGCGCCGTTCCTGTTCTTATACGAGCGGTCAAACTTGAGGCTCGTGAAGACGAGGTTGGACATCCGAGTGACGCCTATATAGGTGATGATATCCCGCGAGGCCCGCATAGCTTTCAGAGCGTTTATTGCGCTGTTTCCGCCGATGATCACGCCGGAGATATTGAGAGTGCCGGATGCGTTGTTCACATGGTCGTTTATCTCGGCACCGTTCTCAATCGGATTGGAGGTGACGGTGCTGCTGTAATTCTCACTTTCCTTCTCAACGACACCGTTTTTCAAAGGCTCAAAGCGGACTGTACCGCCCTTCCTGCTGGTGAGTATATAGGCCATACCGCCACCTCCAATTTCGGCTATGGTTTCACATCGACCGTGGGTAACACCTCTGTGTGGAAATAAAGCTGATAATGGTACGGGTCTGTGTGTGTCCCCGTGATGTCCTCAACAACGTACAGGGTATAGTCATTGAGGTAGATATAGTTTTTCTTATACTCGTTCTGGCCCACCTTGCAGGTCACGACCAGTTCACTCGCGGAGTTATTGCTGACGCTCATATAGCCTTCTGCTTCCAGGATGATGGTGTCGGTGCGAGCATTGTAAACGGTGATCCTGCGCTCGCACTCGAAGTAATCAGCCTGTTTGGACAGATTGGTGTTCACTTTGTCCGCCTCGGAGCAGGCAGACAAAGTGATGACACACAGCATAAGTGCAAAAAGTGCGGCAAACAGTTTTTTCATGATGTTTCCTCCAATCAAAATGCGTATTGGTTCTTGAGAGCCGCCTGCTGAAGCTCCTCCTCGCGGAACTCATCGTACAGCTCCCTCATCTTGGTCTCAAATTCAGCCATAAGCTGCGCCCGCATCTCCTCCAAGGCCTCGCTGTCTGCGTTGCCCTCAACCGTAATCTGGACCGTGACTGTCGGGGAGAAGGTAAACCCACCACCGCCATTCCCGGTAGAGCCGCCGTCCGGCTCAGGGATGCCGCCGTTGCCGCCGCCATCAACCTGCTCAGGATAGCCGCCCTCACCGTCTTCATCGCCGGCATACTGTTCGTAGCTTGGGGGATTGAAGTCTTCAACAAGCGGGTTCACGCTGTAGGTAACATCGGAAACGGACGGAGTATTGACGTCCTCAATGATGGGGCTGACCTTGTAAACGGAATCAGCAATGGCGTTTCCGATTTCGTCAATTCCCTCAACATTCGGATACACACCATAGGTCACATCAGCAGGGCCGTTCGGCTCAGGAACATCAATTTCAGGCCCATCCAGATTTGTCGGGACAGCCCCCTTAATGTCCTCAGTGACGTCCTTCATGCTGTCACCGAAGCCCTTACCGAGACCCAAGGCCATATTGTCGCCGATTTCAGCGAATACAGTAGACGGGCTGTGGATGCCCAGGAAGCCCTTGATGCCGTTTACAATGTCGCCTGCGAAGCCCTTGACCTTATCAGCCACCCAGCTCGCCATTGATGATATGCCGCTCCACAGGCCCTCCACAATGCTCTTGCCAACGCCAAGCACCATGCCGGGTATCTCGCCGAACGCACCGAGAATAGCCGCTCCAATCGCCGGCAACTGCGCCACAAGCTGAGGTATCGCAGAGATGATACCGGCCCCCAGCTCCAGGAGCAGGGTCACGCCGGTCGAAACTATGGAGGGGAAGTTCTCGCTCAGGGTGCCAACGATGCCGGTAATAATGGCGGGTATCTGTCCGATCAGTTCAGGCAGGGCCCCTATGATGCCGGTGGCCAGCGAGGTGAGTATCTGGACGCCCTGTTCCAGGATCGTGGGCAGGTTCTCTGTGACGAAGCCGCAGATGGACGTGACCACCTCCGGCAGCATTTCGACCAGCGTGGGTATCGCGCCAATGATGCCGTCTGTCAGCGACAGCAGAATGGTGGAACCTTGCTCCAGAATGGTGGGCAGGCTCTCTGTCAGGAAGCCAAGTATCTGGTCAATCAGCTCCGGCAACTGCCCAATGAGCACTGGAATTGCGCCAATGATACCGTCAGCCAAACCGCTGATGAGCTGCATCCCAGCATCAATCACCAGGGGCAGATTCTCTATCAGTGTCCCGGCCATGAGCATCACTGTCTCGACCATGGACGGTATCAGCGTGGGAAGCATATCGCCGAGGCCAGACGCCAGCGACGCGATGATTTCCATGGCCGCCCCGGCCAGCACTGGCAGGCTGCTCAGGATGCCGTCACCCAGCAGGGTCACGATCTGGATTGCCGCATCGATAATCAGCGGCGAGTTGTCCAACAACCCCTGGCCCAGCGCGCCAAGCAGCTGCATCCCGGCATCAATTGCGGTCGGTAGCATTTCGACGATCATGCCGAGGCCGTCACTCAGGATTCCGCCGAGGGCACCCATCGCCCCGGTCAGGCCACCCTCCTGGAACGCCTCCGAGAGTTTCGTGACCGAATCTGTGCCGAACTGTGTAAACTGCCGCAGGGATGGGGTCAGCCCATCAGAAATAACAATTTGAGCGCCCTCCAAGGCGCTCTTGAACAGCGTTATATCACCGGCCAGGTTGTCAAGCTGGGTATCGGCCATGGCCTGCGCCGCGCCCGATGTGTTGTCAAAGGCGGTTTGCAGGTCTCCGAGGTCCCCGCCGAGGGCTTTAACGACATCCTCCTGGGATGTGCCAGCGTCTGCGGCCTCCAGAAGTGCATCGGCAAAGGCTTCGGCGTTTCCGCCGGAGGTCTTGAGGATGTCAGAGAACGCCTTTTCGCTGATACCGAGCTTGCCGAGGTTGCCCTGCATGGCCGTGAGGTCGATTCCAACATCGGACAGTGAATCGGACAGGCTGCCCATGTTGACCCACGCACCGTCAATAGCCGCGCCCAGCTCATCGAAACGCTCTGCGCTGGTGCCGAGCATGGCATTTACGGACTTCAGGTCTACCTTGTTGAATATCTCATTGAGCGCTTGGGTCTGCTCCTCCTGCGTCAGCGAGGAGAGAGCGCCGTTCAGATCACCAAAGGTCTCGTTCAGCGGACGCAGGTTGCCTTCTGCATCGAATGCATTTACGCCCAATGCTTCCAGCTGAGCCGCCGCTTTGTCCGTGGGGGCAGACAGAGATAGGATCATGTTACGGAGGGCCGTTCCGCCTTCCGCGCCCTTGATGCCGTTGTCCGCGAGGACGCCCAGAGCCATACTCAGCTCCGTCGTGCCGCCGGACAGGTTCTTTGCGGTGCCGCCTACCGTGAGGATCGCATCGCCAAGCTGCTGGACGCTGGTGTTTGACTTGGAGCTCGCCGCCGCCATCTTGTCTACAAGGTCAGCGGTTTCCCCCATTGACAGCCCCAGCGCAGACTGGGCGTCCGTCACCATGTCCGACGCGGCCGCCAGATCAATGCCGCCCGCCGCTGCCAGGTTCAGCACGTTTGGCAGCATGGTCATGGATTTCTCGGCATCGTAACCGGCCAGGGCCATGTAGTTCAGCGCGTCAGCTGCTTCGGAGGCGGAGAACGCTGTGTTTGCGCCCATCTCCTGCGCAAACTCTCGGAGCTGGTTAAAGTTCTGGCTTGCCTCAGAGGTGGCGTCGTTCAGCTCCGCCACAGAATAGCCCATTGTAGCGGCTACCTGGGACATGGACGAATCGAAGGCCATCCCCGTGTTGACGGAGGCGGCAGCGAAGCCGCCAACGGCCACAGTAGCGGCAGTCAGGCCGATTGCCGCCGCTTTACCGATGCCCTTTAGAATGCCGCCCAGCTTTTCAAATTTGCCGCCGGTATTCTCCGCCGCATCGCCCAGATTTTCAACATCTGGTCTGGCGCCGTTCGCCGCGTCGCCTACATCGTCCGCTGCGTCTGCGGCCTCATTTGCTCCGCGGACAAAATCAATGAACCGGCTCCTGGCGTGGTCTATCGCCCCGCCAAGGCCGCTTTTGATGGTCTCTATCGGGTGTGTGAACCCTTCCCTGATGCTGCTTGCCCCGGACACCACGCTGTCCTTGATGCCCGTCATTTTGGTGACAACATTCTCCTTGAGGTCGGTCACCCTCTCGCCAATATGGGTGATGGCCCCGCCCACGCCGGAGCGGAGGGCCGAGGAGAGGCTGTTGCCGCTGTCTATCCCAGCGAGGAATGACTTGCGGAAGGCAGAACCGATACCGCCAGCGTCGTCTTCCAGATCCCCGATGTCATTGGTCAGATCGCGGATGTTGCGCCTGGCTTGATCCACGTCAACATCAATGTCGATGTCGCCAGCGCCGTCCCCAAGGCTCCCGATATCATCGGACAGGTCTTGTAAATCGGAGTGGGCCCGGTCTGTGTCAACGTCAACTTCGATATCAGGCGGGTCCTGACCGAGGTTGGTAACGCGGTCTTCCAGATTTTGAACATCGGTCTGCGCCCGCTCGGTATCGACTTCAATGTCAATGTCTGCGGATCGTTCGCCAAGGCTGCCGATGTCGCCGGTCAGTTCCCGGATACTTTCCTCAGCCTGGTCAGTATCTGCGTCTACGGTGATGTCTGTACCATCAGCGCCGGACTGAAGGTCCCCGATGTCACCCGCAAGATCACGGATGTTTTCGGACGCCTGTTCAGTATCAGCGATGATGTCCACATCACCCGCAGCCTCGGCCCGCAGCGTACCAAGCATCCCCATGAGGTTACGGATACCTGCCTCGGCTTGTTCTGTAATTGCTCTTACGGTTATGCCATATGATAAACTGCGGGCCTCATCCACAAGTCATCCCCCCTTTCTTCATTCGTTTTTGCTGGGTTTCTTGTTCCACACGGTCTGCCAAAGGAGCCGGGCCTGCTCCGCCTCAGCGAACTCCGCCAGATCCATCTCCTTGAGTTCAGTGTAGCTGATACCACCCATGCAGAACGTCATGCGCCAGAACCGTTCTTTACGTTGCGCTCTTTTCCGCGCTTCCGTCGGATTCAGCTCGCTCCGACAGAAAGTTCTCGATCTCACGCACCAGCTCGGTGGGGGTGACGATGTCGTCCTGCTCGTCAAAGAACTTCAGGCCGTGCTTGGCGACCTCGGCGGGAGCGATGACGCAGCTCTTGATGAGAGAGTCGGCATACTTCGCCGTGTTCTTCCGGCCGCTGGCGGGGCGGACATACAGGTCCGTCAGATTGGTGTAGTGGGTAAAGCTCACGCTCTGGAGCGTGTACTCCACATCGTTCACGATAACGATCTTCTGTCTTGCCATGGTAAAGCCTCCCATATAATTTTGAGTGCGGGACCGAAACGGTATCACGTTCCGGCCCCGCCTGCTATGTTTGTGGCTGCTGTGCTTCCCGGCCTTCATCACATGATGAGGATGTCGGGGATCAGGAACACGAACTGAACATCCGGGGCGTCCTTGCCGCGCACGATATCGGGCAGTTTCTCCACCATACAGTTCTGGGCGAAGAAAATCTTGCCGTTGTCGTTGGCGTCCGTGATGGCGAGGTTCGCCTGGACGCTCTTCTCGGCGCACTGCTCCAGGTAGGGGATGTCCGGGGACTCCTGCTGGAGCGTGATGGTCAGCTTTCCGGCCTTGTTTGCGTTCATGATGTAGGTGGTGTCGCCCTTGACGCCCTTTTTCATCGAGTGGTTGGCCTCGTCACGGGCCAGCGTGAACAGGCTATCGCCGAACATACGCAGCTGTCTGCCGTTGTAGGCGACGTTCACTTTCAGCGGGTCATAGTTCTTCAGCATAGCTTTTTACCTCCTCATTAGAGCGTTGCCCGGAGGACGCCCTTGGTCTTGACCTGATGGACGGCGCCGCACAGCAGGGCCTCCCAGGTGATGTCGGGCATGACCCGGTTCCGGCGCTGCTCCTCCGTGCTCTCCGCGTACTTCGGGATATTCACGGTGAAAATGCCAGCCCTGCTCTCCTGGTCACGGGCCACGATGTTGTGATCCTCGTCCGCCGCCTCAGCCAGAGCCTGCAGCACCGCTGTGGCAATGAGGCCAAAGCCGGCGTCGCTGTAGTCAATGTTGGCGTTCTCCAGCAGGATGTCGTAAAGCAGGTCCCGCATCCGCTTGGCGATCCAGTCGCCGCCCAGCACCACATCGATGAACTCACCGTTGAGGCAGACGCCCTCCTTGACGTACTGGCGCTTGTACTCCTCAGTGAGATAGTTGACATGGTTCTCGTTCAGCTGGTTGCGCTGGCCCTCGGTCAGCTTGGGCCGACTGATGAGCTTCGTGCCCTCGCTGGTGGCGGCGTTGCCGTCCTGCGGCCTCTTGAACTTCCAGGTCACGTTCTTCGGATAGAACGGGCCGACGTTGCCGGTGTAGGAGGCGTCGGGCTCCTCGCTGAGGTACTTCTCCTCGGTGTAGATGACAGCGGCGCGGGCGGTGTTGTCGGCGAAGTCGAGGTCGCTGGTCTGGCCCATGTAGAACTTCCGGTGATCCTCCACGCCGGTGCCAAGCTCCGCCTCGGTAGGCTCACTGGCCTCGGCGAACTTTGCCAGGGTCTTGACGAACTCCGGCTCGTCCCGGTCGGTCAGGAAGTAGTACCAATCATCGTCCTCGTCCCGCTGGAACTCCTTGATGGTCTCGATGAGGCTGTCAGCGGCGGTCATGGCGTCCTTGCCGTTGGTGAAGGTCTTTTTCCCGGTGGCGACGAACTCCTGAGACATAGCCTCGTCCAGGAAGATTTCAATGCGCTCAGGAATGGAGTCGGTGCTGCCGCCCTCGGTGGCGGTGAACGTGACCACGGTGTCCTTCGCGGAGGCGGTGTAGGTCTTGCCGCCCTTGGTAAAGGAAGCCCCGTTGAACTGTGCCGCCAGCTTCATGCCGTCCTCGATCTCGACTTTTGCGGTCAGCGTGACCACGGCCTTGTCGTCGCCGCCGATCCGCACGTAGAGCTTCTGCTTCGCGGCGGGGGCGTCAAACGGGAACACATCGTTGTCGAAATCGATAACGAAGGTAGCGGCGACAGCGGGGGATGCGGTGGGCGGCTCGAATCCCACGATCTTGAACTTGTTGACCAGCGTCTCGGCCAGCGTGGTCTTGCCCTGGTTCATCAGGGTGGTCGCCTTGCGGACAATCTTCGAGTTGGGGGTCTTTCCATCATCCCCATAGACAGCCTTGACGCTCTCAACATCCCGGTACACACCGACGGGCTGGGCCCCGGTGGTCGAGATGAGCAGAATGTCAAGGCTCTCCTTTGTCGTAGGCAGCGCGTCGCGCTTCACAACGACAATTACGTCTTTTGCCATTTTGCGTTTCCTCCTTCTTACTGGTGTGCGTTTCCTGGGGTATTGGCCTCCCGAATAGTGGTGGCCGGCATCTCGTCGGTGCGGATATAGGCAAAGCGCACATCGAATCCGTACCGGCGAACGGTATCCTCCACCACAAATCCGCTCCGGTTTGCGACGGAGCCAACATTGCGGATCACGATATCCTCGCTGCCGACCAGGATGCAATGCCCGTTCAGCAGGAAGAACCCGTGCGCCTTGTCAGCGAGGCCAAGAGCCTCATCCTCGCCGTAGATATAGCTGCCGTCCTCAGCCTCCCGGTTCTGACCGCAGAAGGTGAAAGACATCGTTGCCTCTACCGGCTCGGAACGTATGTGGCGGTAGCCTTGCTCCTCATCCCCCACGACCTCATGCCGCCCAAAGGCGTGGTTGGATGTGCGCGGTGTCAGGACACTGTAGTAGCAGTATGGGAACTCTGGCCGGTCCGCTATCTGGTCAGACAGAACAACAGGACGACCGGTGTGCGCTTCAAGGCCGGACACAATAGCGTTACGGGCCTGGACGAACGTCACTTCTTCACCACCCCTTCCACGATGTACCGCACCATGGGGTGGATACTGTTGTGGCTCAGCGAGGTCTTGACGGTGTATCTCTGGCCATCGAAGGTGTCCTCAATGATCTGGTTGGTGCCGATCTCCACCGGGTCATCGGTGTAGAGTTTCTGCGAGTTCTCGGTGTACGTCCCTTCCGGCAGATCCTTCAGGTCCTTGTCCGATAGCGGCATGACGATGCCTTTGAACGTCTTTACCGCCTTTTCGACCGGACGGGACTGCCCGCCGGGGCCATCGCGGACAAAGGTGCGCTCATAGACCTTCAGCGAGTGAAGCAAGGCCCTGGGGAGCCTGGGTGTTGCCGCAAAATTCATTCTATTACCACCTCGTAAGCAATCCGGTCACGGATGTGTGTGCCGGATTCATATAGCGTGGTGTGCTGCGTCTTGTGGTCGAAATCAGACTTCGGTGTGACCCTGTTCTGATCGATGAAGCTCTGCGCCAGCTGGGCGGCCTGGGCCCCGATGGACTCTGCCGCAGCGGTGGGGGTGATGGTCCCCTCCAGCATCTTTACCATTGCCCCGGTCACGATGCTGCCCAGTTCTTTCTGCTGTGCGTCAAAACTCGCCCGGATAAAGGAACGTTCCGGGAGGGTAACACTTTTCACCAGCAGATACATCGCCTCACTCTCCGTCTTGCCGCCGCGTTTCTTCTTGTCCCGGACCATGAGGAGTTTGCCGTCCTTCGCGTTGACAAAACGCAGGTCGCTGAAGGCTCTGGGAGAGCCGGCGGCCTGGGCCTCCTTGGTCAGAGGGATGGCGAGGTACTTTCCCTTCTTGGGCTTGATAGTGGCGCCATACTCATGGGCGTGGGCGATGGCCATAATATCGGAGTCCGCCTTACCACCAACGATGCCCACCCGGATTTTCTTCTGCTCCATCTCCTGGCACGCGGCTTTGATGCGGTTGAAGTCTTCCAGGAGCCGCTCTATCCCGTCCACATCAATACCTCCTGTACAGATTGACAATCTGCAGCCAGGCGGCTGGCGTGGACTTGTCGAAGGTCCAGCTTACATCCGAGATGGAGAAGGATTTCAGCCCCTGGGAGCCGTTCTGCATATTCGCATACGCCTGGGACACCATGTCCCAGACAAGGCCCTCCAGGTCTGCTGGGAGCGTCTGGGGCTCCTCGTCCGTGGCATCCTTCGGAAGCACATAGCCTGCCGTGTAGCACACCTCAATGTTCCGCTTGGTCTCAATAATGTCATTGGCAAGGCCCCGGCGGTACCCGGCCCTCAGCCAGCCGTCATCCCGGTAGATGACGCCGATGTTGGCGGTCTGCCCGTAGTCGTAGAGTTCAGGGGGGACAATCCTCCCGGCCTCTTTGACATAGTCAACGCTGACGATTGGGTATTTCAGCGTGACCAGCTCCTGCTGGCCGTCGGCCTCGTAGAACTCACGGTAGGTGTTCTTGCCGAGGGGTCTGCCCACCTGCTGCTCCACCCAGGACGACGCCTTATTGATCAGCAGTTCAACGAGGGTACAGGTGCGCTCGTCGGTCTCATCATCAAGGCTCAGCATGAGCTTCATCCTGTCAAGCGTGGTAAGTGCGTTATTCGCAAGCATACAAACCTCCTGTCAGTATAGGGGCGGCAGGTTGCCCCACCGCCCCTTGACCCTCTATTCGGCGTTCTCGGGCCGTTCCTGGCCGTCCCCGTTGCCTCCGGGGGTAGGAGGCGCACCCTTGCCTTCCCCCTTGCCAGGGGGCGCGACAGGCGGCTTTCCGGCCTTCTTCTCCTTGCCGGGGGCAGCCGCCTTGTTTGCGGACGGCTTTACGATGTCATAGAACCTCGGCATTTCGTGGCCCTCCTTACACCGGCTGAACGGCGGCGTCTCCCAGCACGACCGCAAGGCCGCCGGTGGTCTCGTCGTTCCCGGTGACGGTGAACTTCACAATGGACTTCAAGCCCACAAGGTCAACATCAATGTTGACCACACCACCAGCGGGCACGTCACCCTCATCATCCGCAGCCTCGATGGGCTCGTTCTTGAAGGTGTACTCCCCGCCGGTGGTCTGCTTCTCAGGGAACACCCGCTCGTCAGTGACGGGCGCGAAAGTCTCACCGTCGTCACTGTGCTCCACCTTCACGGTCATCGTGGCGCCGGACGCAACGTTGGCGCCGATGACGGCGGAGAGAAAACCCGTCCGGTCGATGGCCTCGCCGGACTTGTAGGGGATCGCAGTCACGTTCTGAAACAGATTGCGCTTCATTGTCTCATTTCCTCCTTCTCAGATTAGACGGGGACGGCAACGCCGGTAGCCACCACGAAGCTCTCGTCATGGCGCAGGCCCACGTCCACGTTGTCGATGGCCCGGATGAGGGTCTGGTCGTTCTCGAAAGCGGACACAAGGTTGCCCGCCTCGTCAGTCCAGGAGCCCTCGCGGCTGGTCTCGATCTCCAGGGCGCCCTGCTCACCGATGATGAGGTCGTTCCAGTTGCCGAAGGCGATCTTGGTCTTGCCATCCTCGGTGTCGATCAGGTTGGTGGTGCGGTAGGGGTAGCCCGCCAGGGTGCGCTGCTTGTTCATCTCCTCAGCAAAGATGAAGCCGCCCACCTGGTCGCGCATGGACTTGAAGAACTGCTCCACGCTGGTGTTGAACACGAAGCCCAGGGCATCAGCATAGACGTTGTTCTTCAGCACAGAGGCGACCAGGAAGTTGGGGAACATGGCGGTCAGAACGCCATCGGCGCTGGCATAGGAGGTGCCGGCATCGGCGGCCTTGATGTTCTGGACGGCCTTGTTGTTGAACAGGCCGAGGGGCTGGAACTCCCCGCCGGTGCCGCGGAAAGCACCCCAATCCACGCCCAAGGCCATCTGCTTGGTCACGTCCTGGCCCACGATGACGTCGTTGTCGAAGCTGGTGGACCGAAGGAGGTCGTTGCTCATGGGAATGAGGGCGGTCAGCTTCTTGGAGGACAGGCGGATGTTGCCGAACTTGGGGGCGGTCTTGGGGATCTTCCGGTTCTCCCCGGTGTACATGGCGCGGGTACCAGTCTTCAGCTTGGGGATGTTCAGATTGCCGTGATCCATGGCCAGCCGGCGGGCGCCCAGGTCGTAGATGACCGTGGCGGGGTACAGCAGTTCGATAATCTCGTCCGCATAGACCTCCGGCACCAGGTATCCGCCATCGGTGGGCTGGGTCGCGGCCAGGGCCTTGAACTCGCGGGCCATCTCAGCATCGTTGAACTTGTGCTCGGCGACATAGGCGGCCCGCTCGACCTCGCCTCCAGAGGCGTGGATGCACTTCACGGCGCGGCCGAACATACCGTAGGCGGTCTTGCGCCGCTCAGGGGCGGACATAGACTGGATACGGGCCTTGAAACCGCTGGTGGCACCGCCGTCACGGGATGCGCCGGTGGAGAGGAACAGGCTGGAGTATTTGCGCTGCGCAGGGGCAGCGGGGGCGGGCGTAGCAGCAGGAGCCGGAGCGGGAGCGGCGCCCTTCTGGGCGGAGGGGCCCTCGGCACCCTTCTGGGCCGCAGGCTCACCGGAGCCGGGCTTGGCAGAGGGCTCACCGGCAGACTTCTGGCAGGCTTTCAGAGCGTCCAGCACCTGAGAGATGAACTCAGGCGTAATGGTGGGGTCGCCGCCCTCACCTTCGCCTTCGCCCTCGCCCTTGCTTTCGTCGCCTTCGGGAGCGCCGCCCTCACCAGCGGGGTCGCCAATGCCGCCGGCCTCGATAATGGCGTTCATCTCGGCCATGATGTCATCCTGGGTGATGGCGCTGGGGTCCTTGCCCGCCGCGATGAGGTTCGCAAACACCTGCGCGATGAGGGCGGCGAGCTGTTCCTGGGTCAGTTTCATGTTCAATTACCTCCTGTTTTTGTTGGGGATGATTTCGAATACCATCCCGGCGTTTTTGGTCTGCTTTTTGGGGTCTGCGCTTTTCTTGGGTTTCGCTGCGGGGGCGGGCGGGTCGTCCGGATCAGCCGGGGGCGGGTCAGCGTCAGGCGTGTCCATGAACGAGAGGATTTCCAGCAGCTCCTTGACCACTGCGATGAACGGCTTCAGCGCGTCCATCCTCCGGCGGGAGATTTTGCCGGTCTTGGCCTCGGTCCTCAGTTCCTCCACCAGCGACTTCACGTCCTCGATTTTAGCCTGATCGTTCATGGCCCAGGTGACGATGGACACCTCCCACAGCTTGATCTCCTTCAGATGCCGGATGCCGGTCTCGCTGTCATAGTCGAAAACGACAGCATCATAGCCGATAGAGAGCTCCCCCAAGACACCGTCTTTGAGTAACGTCCGAATATCCCGGCCCAATGAGGTATTGCTGATTTTGCCTCGGATGAAAAGGCCGCGATCATCTTCTCGCAGTTCAATCGGCCTTCCCACCGGGAGCCAGCAGTTATTGTGCAACGCCAAGATTTTGATGCGGTTGAAGTCTTCCACAATGGTTTTGGCGAAGGCTCCCTTCTCGATAACATCGCCGCCATCATCCACGTTGCCAAACACAGCCGCATACCCGGAGAACTCGCCAGTGCTCTCGTCTGCGCTTTCCAGCACAAATGAGGCCGACTTATATTCCCGCTGAGGTGTGTCCGACTTCTTCTCCCGTGTAGCGACTCCCCGTTGTGCTCTTGCCATGCGGTCTACCTCCTTTCCTCAGAATTACGGGCATTGTTAAAAACCGCCGTATGTCAGGTAACACCGGCAGTTGATAACCTCTTCCGGGCGGTCGTCCGATGGGTCTCTCGGAAAGAGGAGCCCGTTGGAGAACGTCTCGTTGATGGGGACTGTCTCCCCTTCCATGGAAACGTGGTCAACCTTCCCATGCGTACCGTCCCGCGGGTCCTTCTGCGGCCTGTGGTGCCACGTCTTGGTCTTGGCTCCCGCCGCCTTCATCATGTCGAACTGACCTGTAGCAAGGGACATCATGGTCTCCTGGCGGGCAATCAGCTTGGCCCGCTTGTGGGATGTATCCATCTCCTCATAGACGGCCTTCTTCAGCTCGGCTTGGCTGGCGCCGTTGGCGATCCCGTCAGCAATGATGTCCGCGATGCTGTCGCGGGTGGTCTGCTCGATGCCGACAATGTGCTTGGCGCCGTTGACCTTTACAACGGATACAAACTCCGGTCGGGTAATGTTGGTGATGCCGTGGTACTCCTCGGCGAGTTTGACCCCGGCCTCATACGCTTCCTTCCAGAGCGGCATAAACATGGCCTGCAGCTTTTTGGATTCGGCGCTCCAGTCCAGCAGTCCAGCGGCCACGCTGTTGGCAATGCGGATCTGCTCGGCCTCCTCCAGAGCGTTCCAGAGATCCATGTCCAGCGTTCCATCAGGGAGCAGGTATTGACTCAGCTCATCGAAGGCAGTGGTATCCTCTGCTTTCTGGCTGAGCCCCAGGGCTTTCTGAACCGCCGACCGCTGCTCGGCGAAATGCCGCGAGATTGCCGCCTCGAAGGACTTACTGTGTTTCCGCACAGCCTGTTCCTCGCGCTGAAGCATGGCCGTGACGCTCGCCGGCAGGGACTTCTCACCCGGAACCGGGGCTGTAGTATCGAGACCGTCCTGCAGGATGGCTTGCGACACCTTGGCCGGGTCGTCGCTCTCCCGGAGGAACAGGTCGGTGATGGAGGTCTTATACACATCGCCGCCCTCAATACCGGGGCGGCCCAGCAGCTCGCGGGACTCGTTCTTCGTCAGAAGCCCGGCGTCCCACCCCTCCAGCGCCACGGCCTTGTCGAACTCCTTGTCGTAGGGGATGACCGGGTCAAACTCCCACACGAGGCTGTCGTCGCCGAACATCGAAAGGAGCTGCATATTGAGTGCCTGCTGCCGATTGCTGATGCGGGGCATCAGCACGTTCTTGGCATAGATGTACTGAGCGGCGTCCGCCGTGGCCCGGTTGCTGTTTTCCGTGATGCCCATGATCTCTCTGGGCACACCGAAATGCTCCAGCACGGCGTCCCGCATGGCAAGCCGGCTCTCAAGAAAGCCCATGTCCTTGCCGTGCGCATCCCCCAGCTTTTCAACCCTCACATCCCCGCCCAGGGCCGCCATGCGGTGGCTTTTGTCTACGCCCCGGTGCTTTTTTTCCCAATCGGCTGTGAAAACGTCGAGCTGCTCCTTTGTGGCGCCCGGTATTGCAAACACAAACGGCGGGGTGGCGTCATTGTAGAAGAACCGCTTTTGGAACTTCGCCGCATATTCGTCGATCTCCACCTCATCGGCTACACTCTCCGCCACGCCCAGGCCCCGCATGAACGGGTCCAGCGGGTTAAGCTGTTTCATCACGAACATATCATCCACCGACACGGTCATGGTCAGCCCGCTCGGGGATGTGATCAGGTACCCCGGATTGCCGAGGTACGGAGTCATCTTGACCCAGTGGGGAGGCACGTTCCACAGTTCCACCGGGCGTTCGTATTCGTCCCGCTCGACAAGCATGAAGCTCTCGCCGACAAGCATCAGGTAAATCTCGTTGAGCCGCCACATGGCAGAACTGGTCATCTCATAGAGCGGGTTGGGCTGCGCCATCAGGTCAAGGAACGGATGCTTCGTGACCTCAGTCTTGGAGCCGTCCGGGGCAACGCGGTACAGATGCCCGTTGAGATTGGCAAGGTCGCTCGCGATCCTCTCCACCACCGCCAGACGTGGGCTCTTTGAGAACATCTCCAGCCATTCGGCGGTGTTGCGGGAGGGCGGCCGCGCCCAGCGGGAAACAAAGCTGCCGTCACGCCGGTACTGGGCACTCACTTTTTGCCTTCCACGAATAATGTCGAAAAGTCTCATATTTCACCTCAGTAAACGAACGAGTAAGCAAAAGGCTGCTGCCCGGTTTCGATTTCTAAAAACGCATTTGCGGATGCGTCCACCATGTCCTTGAACTTCCCGTCCGGGAAATTCTCCAGTTGGAGCAGATACGGCTCGTTCCATTCGCCGGCGAGTATGTCGAAATTGCCCGCCTGCCACTGGGCGGCCATGGGCTCCGCTCTGGTCGCCTTGCTGCCGGACTCCAGTTCGGTGGTCACATTGAAGCCAGACAGGAATTTGATGTAGGACTCCGCCTGCTCCTTTCCCGCTTGTCCGGGGTCCTGTGGGAGCCGGATGCGCACATCGCCGTATTTGTCCCGGTCCATTTGCGCCGTCATTAGAATGGTCTTGCGCACATCGGAGGCTGCCATCTGCCTGTTTACCACATCCGCGATGATATACCGCCCGTTGCTGCGCTTGCCCATGAGGACTCCTGCGGTATAGGCGGGGTCACCCTTCTGTGTTTTCTCGGATGCCGCCAAGTCCCAGCACCGCACCCAGCGCACAACGTCCGTAGGCACGGCGTCCAGTCTTTTTCCAAGCTGGGCGCGCTTGAAGAACAGCCCGGCGGCAGCTTTGATTTTCCAGTTGCCGTGCAGGAGCCGTTCCCGCTCCACGAGGGCCATGGCCTCCAGATTGGCGAGGTAGCCGGGGTCCTTCTCCAGCAGGAGTTTGTTATCGTAGACCGAAGCGGCAATAAAGGTAACGGACTTGGGCTTGTCCCGCTCCGTCTTTGTGGTGAGATTGAACCGTTCCCACAGTTCTTCGCGGGTGTCGGCCCAATGGATGACCTCCTCAATTCGGATGAACCAGCGGATTACCCCGCTGCGCTCCGGGATGGCATATCCTGTTTTCGGGTCGATCCACCACTCGATAAACTTGGCAACCCAGCTGTCAGGGTCGGGGTTGCATGATGCTCGCGTATACGGCTTTACGCCACAAAGTGAGCGATTTCGGGAGAACATATAAAAAAACGTCTTTTCGCTGAAGTGGGTCAACTCATCGAAATACAGGGCGCATATTTGGCTCCCCTGCCATTTTCCGAGGTCTAAATCCCGCTCGATATGTTTGAAGCTGACCTTGGAGCACGTTCGGCCTTTGGGGTTCATGAACTTCCACTGGCATCTTCCCAGGACTGGGACAGCATTCGGAAGGCCCGTATACAGATCGAGCGAAGTGTCCCACAAACCACCCTCGGAGAATATCTGATTGTGGTTCTTGCGGAAAAACACCGCACCGAAACCCTGCACATGGGTATAGTGGAGCGCGTCCAGCAGCATACCGTAGGTCTTTCCGCCGCCGGCCGCGCCGCCATAGATCACCACATCTGCCGGAGAGGACAGAAACGCCTCCTGCGGTCCCGGCTGTGGTCTGATCTCCTTGTCCATACACTATCCCCCTCTTCCGTTGTCGGGCAGGTAGATGTGTACGGTCTCCTTTTCCCCTTCTTCAGAGCCAGACGCCTCAGCCGCAGCTTTCTTTGTTTCCAGCTCCTGCCTGAACCGCAGTTCTTCCTTTCGCAGTTTCAGCTCCTGTTTTTTCATATCCAGATGGGGGCTGTCCCCGCCGGTATCCCGAATAAACTCAGCGGCCCGGACGTCACCCCGGATTGCTTTCATCAGAATACCGGCCAGCATCACGTCCTGATAAGTGGCGTCCTCCACGTCGATGCCGAGCGCCAGCAGCCGCGGCGTGACCTTCTCCACGAACTCCTGCTCACTGACGTCCAGGCCGGCACCCAGCAGGGCATTCAGCGTCTGCCGCATGGTTTTTCTCCGCCGTCTGGCCGCCCCGGACGCCACGCCGCCCTTCTTGCCGTTTTTCACGGCTTCATCATGGCTTTGGTCGCTGGTAAACGGTATTAGATTCTTCTCATTTGCCATACCACCACCTTCCCCCTATACGCCCCCTTCGCGCTATATAGCTGGCATTCCATCAGACTGGCCATCCCTTGAATTCCTTGGCCTCTTGTTCGGCAATATCCGCTTTGGCCTTCTTGATGCGCACCTCGGCTTCCAGCGCCTCCCGCTCCAAGGCATCTTTGCGGCCAGCCGCCTTGTCCCGAAGGTACTGTATATAAGCCTGGGTGGACTCCACCACGTTATAGCGTTTCCCGGCGGGGGTGTCCCTTTTCTTCAGTACACCATCTCTGGTGAGTTGGCTGATGCTCTGGGCGGACAGGGTTAACAGCCTCGCCAGGTCTTCCGCCTTGCAATAGCCAGGGGTTTCTTCAATCGTTCCGTTTCTTGGCAACTTTATCGCCCTTTCTGAAAAATAGCAGCACAAAACAGGCGGACGGCCCAAATTGGAGCCGCCCGCCGTCTCGCCGGTTATATTTACATCTGGTGCCGATGGATGGTGTCGAGGATGCGCTCCTGCTCATCCGCACCCACACCGATGCTCTCCAGCGCCTCTCGTGTCCCACAGTCGGGGCAGATGGGGCCGCTGTTGTCCCTGGCCATGGCTGGGCGCTCGGTGTATGTCCGCCCGCACCTGGGGCAGACGTGCTCGCTCACTGTTTTGTCGCGCATAAAACTGCCTCCCCTTTACTGTCTGCGTATGCATCCAGAAGGATGCGCGGGTCAAAGCCAAAGCTCCGATACCCTTGTGTGCAGGTGATGAAGTAGGAATTGCTGGGCGTTCCGAGGGGCCTGTCCGCGTACATGGCGTAGGCAAAACCCTCCAGGGTGCGCACCTCGCCGGAGCCGGCCAGCGTTACCTCCAGTTCCATGTCCATCTTGTGGTAGAACACGGGGTAGCCCTCATAGCGGTCGAGGCTGCGCTCATCCGCCGCCGTGACCTCCCACACCGCCACTGGCACCCTGCCTCCCTCCCATGGTTCAATGGTGAGGTAGGAGCCGGTCTTGCTCCCCTTGAACAGCAGTCGGTAGTTCTCGATGACTGCGGTGCCGACAACAGTCGCCCCAGGGCAGCGTCCCCGCATCTGCGGCAGGTTGAGGTTGCTGCCGTAGGCAATGTAAAACCTTTTCGCCATTTCCGATCCGTCCTTTCCGAAGGGCATCCCCTTCTACTGCCTAAAGCCCGCTTGTGGCGGGTTAGGCGGGGCGGTGCGGAGCCGGGGTGGGTCAGGCGGCCCTTCCGTTGCGGAAGGCCGCGTTCCCGGCGAGGCGGCGGGTCAGGAGGTCGCGGGCGGTGGCGAATTCCTCTCCGATGAACCCCAGCCGGAGGAGCCAAGTCCTCATGGCGTACTTGGGGTTGTCGGTCTGTTGGGGCTTGGGGCTGGCGTTCTTGAGGGCTTTGGCCATTTGGCTGAGGGCCAGGCAAAGCTGGATGTAGCTTTTCAGTTGTCCGGCGTGGAGGCCGTTCTTGCGATCGGTGGACGGTGCGTCGAACTGAAAAAGGCGGAACTCAATCGTGCCTTTGGTGAAGGTGGCGTGGAGGTTGAGCATATGGTAGCGGCTCTCGTTGTAGTGGGCGCTGCGGCTCTCGTAGCTCCTGCTGTTGCAGGTGTACCAAACCTCGGCAAGGTCGGCCATTGTGGTGGGCTTTTGCCGGTTCAGCTTGTCCAAAAAGGCGGGGTTCACCGTTTTGCAGTAGTGGCTCATCCGGCCCCGGTCGAGGTTGAGGGCGTCCGCCAGGAGGCGTTCATGGCTGGCCATGATGTTGGCCAGGTTCCGCAGGCTCTGCGGGGTGTGGCCCTTGGCTCCGATGTGGATGTGGACTCCGCAACCCCTGGTGGCGTCGCTCTTGGCCCCGGCCTTGCGCAGGTGCCTGACCAACCCTTGGAGGAGGTCCATGTCGGCGTAGGTCAGGATCGGAGTGACCATCTCGCACTTTTCGCTGTCCGGCCCGTGGATGCTGACGTCCTTCTGGAACTTCCACTCGCGGCCCTGGGCGTCCCAGGCGGACCAGGTCATGTAACCGTTGCGGGTGGCGGTGTTCTGGTAGCGGCGGGTGCCGAAGAACTCGGCGGCCAGCTTGGCGGCCTTGCTCCGCTCGATGTTGTTCATCTCGACCTCAACCCCGATGGTCTGCTTCTTCATCTCGGCGACCTGGTTCATCAGCTTCTCGTTCATTGTGTTGTCCTCCGTTTGTTGTGTTTTCCCTTTCGGTAGTGTATTAATCACTCTAAACGGAGTTAATAGCAAGTTATTTCGAGCCATAAAGTACACAAGGATGTGGGGCTTGTTTTGGTGTATTTACACCGCCTTGCCGCCGGATTTGAAGGCCGAGGAGCCGGTGAGGTTACGGAGCAGAATCTTCCGCTCCTCCTTGTACTCGGCCCCGATGAAGCCCAGCCGGAGGAGGAAACACCGGAATGCGTACTTGTCGTTGTCGGTGTCCTTATCCTTGGCGGTGATGCGCTTCTGGTTCCGCGCCATGTCGCAGAGCGCGGTGATCAGGTGCGTGTATGCCTTGACCTCCTCGGCGGTGGTCTCACCGCTGAACCAGGGGAAGGAAACCGTGTCGGCCTCCACCTGGACCGGCAGCAGGTCAACACCCAGGGCCTTGCGGATCAGCCGCCCCTTGGCGGCGATGAGGCTGTGGAGGTTGTTGAGGGCCTCCGGGGTGAAGCTGTCCGCGGGCATCTGAATGGTGAGCCCATCGTGCGCCGAGGGCTGCTCCGCCCCGGCGTCGGCCTCAAAGCCCATGCTGGCCAGTCGCTCGATGAGGTTCTCGATCTCCTCGCTGTCGGCCCGGTCGTCGAAGGTGACGGTGCCGCTGCGGTCAATGGTGAAATAGTCCACTTGGTAGGCAAAGCTGGGGGCGCCCAGGTACTTGGCCTCGGCCCCGGTGATGTTGGCGATGGCATCGACCAGAGACTTGCGGTCGGCCCCGGTGCGGTTGTATTTGATTGTCATGGCTGTCTGCCTCCTTGCTTTTGTTGGCTACATATATCACTCTGTAGGCCACAAATAGCAAGTCATTTCTCAGCCTGACTATCACAAATTATCCAGGCCACTCTTGTGTAGACCACACAATGCCAGCCAGCACAAAGAACACATTGGGCAGCGCGACCCCGTTCCCCCACATTTTGTACTCGGCAGAATCCGAATGCGGAGACTGCAGCCAGCTGACGATCTGGTTCCTTGTCTTGGGCTTGGTGGCCGCCCCTATGATCCTGCGGTGGGTCTCCCAGACCTCCGACCAGAAGGTGATGTCCTCCTCTGTCGGCTCCGGGGTCTCCAGGCCGGCGCACCACCAGTCCGGGAACCCCTGTAACCTGGCACACTCTGTGGGGGTCAGCCTTCTCACGGTGTATCCCCGGTTGACTGCTGTTGGGTCTTTGAAATCCCGCGCCAGCAGCGTGGGGGCCTGCTCCTTACTGACCTGTGGAAATCCGCACATGGTCATGGCGTAGGCCGCAGGGTCAGCCACCACCGCCACCCCGCCCTGGTTGGAATCCGGGGGATTGCCCCCGGTGTCGATAGTCCTGGCGGTGTCCGTCTCGTAAACGTTCTGTCGGGCGTTTCTTGTGCCCTCCGAAGTGAAACGGACATCGTATGTCCGCATCCCCACCACAAAGGGCTGGTTGTTGCCCCCGGTGCCGTAGGTAGAGCTGACCGTGGGAGCAGTATCGAGGGGGCCGGTGTAGCGCGTGTCCTGGCTGTGGTTCTCATACACAGCGGCGGGGACCACCCCGGCCCGGAGCGTTGGGGAGCACTCCTCGCCATAGCCGATAGACCGGCTTGCGGCGGAATGCTCCGTGCAGAAGCCTGCCGCCATCACACAGGGCGGGTGGCCGTGGCTCTCCGCCCGGAGGGTGCTGGCCACCTCCTCCGAGATGTCCATGCGGCCCCCGCCCTGGTCGTTCAAGCAGATCCCGCCTGCAGCTCCAGTGCCCGCCGAAGGATATCGGGCAGCTCTTTGCCACGTGCGGAAGCTCGCCGCAGAATACCCAGACAGGCCCTCGGACTCAAAGAGTACCCGTCCGGCGCATTGGCCTCTAAGATCTCCGACAAGGTAACAGCGGCGCCTTCGCTGGGGGACTCCCCAGAATTGTGCATCAAAAACTCTGTACGCAATGCTCCATCGGTCTCCCATGTAAATGTCGGCGTAGGGCCATCGGTTTTTCTCAGGCATAGGCACCGAGGCCCCCGGCTCTGCGATACCGATGACCGCATCGAGGACCGCCTTGAAGTCGAAGCCCTGATTCGAGCTGAAGGCCCCAACAACGTTCTCCCAGCAGACCCAGCGCGGGTATTGTCCATTGGTTGCACACCTCATTTCTTTGATGATGCGGATGGCCTGATAGAAAAGGGAGGACTGTGCCCCCTCCAGACCGGCCCGCTTGCCGGCGATGCTCATGTCGGTGCAGGGTGAGCCGAAGGTGATGATGTCCACCGGCTCGATCTCCGCGCCGTTGATAGAGGACACGTCTCCCAGATGCCGCATCCCCGGCAGCCGCTTTGTGGTTACCCGGATGGGGAACGGCTCGATTTCTGAGGCCCACACCGGGGTAACGCCAGCCAGCAGGCCGCCCAAGGGGAAGCCCCCGGAGCCGTCAAACAGGCTCCCCAGCTTTAACCTATCCACCGGCGCCGACCTCTTTGACCAGGTCTGCGTAGGGGATACGCTCCCCGTCTCGAAGGACGTGGATGCCGCAGGTGTCCCCGGAGCCCTCCGCATAGCGACGGAGGATGACGGAGGCATATTTCTCATCCAGTTCCATCGTGTGGCAGATCCGCCCCAGCTGCTCACAGGCCATAAGGGTGGAGCCGGAGCCGCCGAAGGTATCCAGAACGATGGCGTTCTCCTGGGATGAGTTTTGAATTGGATAGCCCAGTAGATCCAGCGGCTTGGAGGTAGGGTGGTTCTCGTTCCGCTTGGGCTTGTCGTAGTTCCAGATGGTGGTCTGCTTGCGGTCGGAATACCAGCGGTGCTTGCCGTTCTGAAGGAAGCCGTACAGAACCGGCTCATGCTGCCACTGGTAGTCGCTGCGGCCCAGCACCAGGGAGTTCTTCACCCAGATACACACCCCAGCCAGGTGCAGGCCAGCGTCAATGAACGCCCGGCGGAAATTGAGCCCCTCCGTATCCGCATGAAAAACATAGGCCGCCCCTCCTGGCTCCAGGTGGGCGACCATGTTTGTAAGGGATTGGAGGAGAAAACGGTAAAAGTCATCCCCCTTGATGGAGTCGTTTTGAATGGTCAGCCCATCCGAGGACTTGAAGGAGACGCCATAGGGGGGATCGGTCAGGATGAGGTTGGCCTTCTTCCCGTCCATCAGCGTGGCCACGTCCTCGACGGAGGTGGCATCGCCGCACATGAGGCGGTGCCTACCAACCGTCCAGACGTCGCCCCGCTTGACGAAGGAGGCTTTCTCCAGGGCGGCGGTGAGGTCGAAGTCATCATCGTGCGCGGCCGCCTTGGTGAGATCGGCGAACATGGAGGAAAGTTCCTGTTCGTCAAAGCCGGTGGGATACACGTCCGCGCCGCCGGCGGTGAGGTCAGCCAGCAGGGACGTCAGCTTTTCGTCATCCCATTCGCCAGTGATTTTGTTGAGAGCGATGTTCAGCCGCTTTTCGTCCACCTCGGACAGCTCGACCACGCTGACCTCGCTCTCCGTCACACCCAGATCCAAAAGGACACGGAGCCGCTGGTGGCCGCCGACCACATTCCCTGTGCTGCGGTTCCACACGACGGGCTCCACATTCCCAAAGGAGAGGATGGACGCCTTCAGCTTTTCATAGGCCGGATCTCCCGGCCTGAGAGCTTTCCGGGGGTTGTACTCCGCCGGGTTCAGCTCCGATAATTTCATCTTCACAATTTCCATCGTGAAGCCTCCTTTTGTCGTCTGTCACCGCTGTAACGGCTCTGGCGGTCGCCGTACCCGATGCAAGACCACGCGCAAAGGAGAGAAAGCGCGGAGCCAAAAACCTCCCTTCAAAAAGGATGGCGGCCCTCCCGGAGGAGGACCGCCTGGCTGATTTAGGATTTTCGCAAGCCTACCATATCACGGAGAGGCGCGTTTCGTCAAGTTTCACAGCGTTTCACGCCGTTTCAACTTTTGGGGTTCAGGTAGCGATGGCAGATCAGCTTGACGCTGTTGGCTGTGTTCCGGCCGCCGATGGCCTCGGCCACCTGGAGCCAGGTCATGCAGTGGATGAACCGCAGGCGGAAGATCATACGGGTCTGGTCGTCTTTGATGGCACCGATGTACTTCTCCAGCTTTTTCTTCTCCTCGGCACACTTCGATTCGAGATGGTCGATCCGGCTCTGCAGATCCCCGATCTCGATGGCCAAGTCACCCACTTTGTCCGACACTCCCGGCGCATGGGGCATCCCCGTGATCACCTGCGCCCCCGGCCCTGCCGCTGCGTACAGGGACGCGAGCATCTCCCGGTTCCGCTCTAACCGCTCATGTAGCTTGTAGTATTTCGATAGTTCCTGCAGCGTCATGCCACCAGCCCCTCCGTGCTATGTATTCCTTCAAAATCCCAGACGTTTGGGATTTTGGCCCGGTTTCTCTTTGTGCCAAACCGAGCCAGTTTTCGTGAAGTGCATCCAGCCGACCCCCGGCTCATATCTGGCCGCAGGTTTCCGGCAGACCGGGCAGTAGATGGACGGATGCGCACCAGCGGACTGCATCCCGCCCCGGCTGTTCCCACTTCTTCTGCTCATGCCCCATTCTCCGGTTTGTGGCGGTAAGCCACCCAGGTCTTGCCAAGGTTCTCGAATACCGCCAAGCCGCCGTGTGCTTCACGGCAAACCTCGTATTTCGTATCGACCAGCATCCATGTATATGGGCCTCCATCTACCGGGGCAATGCATACCGGCTCCCCGTCCATCTCCCGAAGCTGGTCCAGGGTTAGGGGAAGGTTTGACGGTACAGCCCTTTTGTTCCACATCTCCCGAACCTGCCCCATCTCCTGCGCTACGCCTGGGTCAATACCAGCAAGGCACTCAGCGCACCAGCAGCGCCACCGTTCGCCTGCCGGGCTGCCATACCTTTCGTAGAATATGCTGGTTCCTCCGCAGAATGGGCAAGGCTTCAAGTTCATGTTCTCGTTGCCCGGAACGGGCTCGAACAGCTCTATGGAACCGTCGCCGGCCCCACCCACAAAGAATCGCTGCGTTGTAGGAATCCGCGCCGCTTTGTCGTCCCAATACTCGGTCGCACCGATCTTCCGGGGGCGGGTTCCGAATTCCTCAATCCAGTCCGGCAGGCTCTCGTTCACGGCATCGAAGGTCAGGCCCCAGCCCCCACAGGCAGCAATGGCGTCCAGGAGAAGCTGATCCTCCCGGCAGGTCCAGAGGATCAGGCCAGCCCCGGCCCGCTGCTCCGCCCGGGCTCGTCTGATAACAGGCCAGTTTGGTTCCCCAATCTCCGGGTAGGTGTCAGTGCAGAGGCACCCGTCAAAGTCGATTGCGATTGCTTTTCTCATTTATTCGCGGCCCTCCCCTTGTAGTAGATTCGTTTTGCCTCGTTAATGTGGGTACAGTGCTTGTCCGGGATATAGAGCTCCACGGAGATTTGCCGCCCCTGCCGGAACACCCTTCTAACCTCACCGGTCAGGACGGGACCCACGGGCTCCCCGTTATCATCCAGCGTCTGGAATCTGAAACGCTCGCCAGCGTAGCCGGTGAAGTTCGCCGCTTGAAAACTCGTAATTTTCAACTGCCTTCTCCCCCCCCCTCACTCCAACGGCATCTTGTAGATCTTCGGCGGAGCAAAGGCGAATGGCGGTGCGTAGAAGTTTGCCGTGGCGAGGAGTCCGCCATCGGCCCTCAGATACTTACCGTACTCGTCAGCGATTTCCTCCAGCACCTCCATGGCCCTGGCCTCGCTCTCGTACTCCCCCAGGCTCTCGGTGACATCCTCGGCCAGAGGGAAGGAGGCCAGCACCTTGACAGGCTCCCCCTCCTCATGACCTCCATAGAGGGACGAAAGGAAAACAGTTCCAGCCCTCTCCATGTTGAGCAGGCATTTCCTGTTTTGGCTTACAATCAACATAGCATTTCCTCCTTCAGATTCAGCTCCCAAAGCCCCTGCATCCCTTTTGCCGGTATCGGCGAGTCAAGGGGAACTCTCCCGTGAAACTCCCAGGCGTACCGCCCCAGGGTGAAATCCCCCAGGGCGCGCTCCATGGGCGTGAGCTTCGCCACGAAGTCCTCTGTGATAAGGTGGCAGCGGGTCAGGAGTGCCGTTCCCACGACAGCCCCGGTAGGCAGATGGTCCAGCTCCCCAGGCCGCATGAACAGGCTCTCAAAGTAGTCCAGCGTGGTCCACCCGTCCCCGCGGTCAGCGACCAGCGCGTCGATAGTCTGACGCACCGGCCGCTTAGCCGCATGGATAGCGATGGGGCCGCGATAGGAGGTTGCCCAGCTGCGGGTTT